GGATATTATTTGGCTGATCTACTATTAAACAAGGGATATGAAGTTATCGGTATTTCCCGTAGACCTACACACAAGGTAAACGAAAATAATAACAATGATCTTTATTTCAAATACTATCCATGTTATCAGGAAATCAATGGGGATATCTGTGATTCATCTTTTATGATGCAGCTTATCTCCAGTCATAAACCTGATGAATTCTATAATCTGGCAGCCCAGACACATGTAGGATATTCCTTCAGCAATCCGGATATCACCTTTGATACAAATGCCATGGCTGTGCTGAATATTCTGGAAGCCATCCGTCTTACATCAAAGCACACCAGATTTTATCAGGCATCAACATCAGAGATGTATGGGACAATTCACTCAGAGAGTGCTGATGAAACGACACCACTCAATCCTTATTCACCTTATGGCGTAGCTAAGACAGCAGCGCACCACATGGTATCAGTCTATCGTGAATCCTATGATGTATGGGCATGTTCCGGGATTCTCTTCAATCATGAGAGTGAACGTCGAGGTAAGGACTTTGTAACTAGGAAGGTAACTTCATGGGTGGCTGGTTATAAAAAGTTTCTTCATAATGCCGATTCCAAACTACATCTTGGAAATATTTCATCAGTCAGAGACTGGGGCTATGCACCAGATTATGTCAGGGGTATGTGGCAGATGCTTCAGCATTCATACCCGGATGACTATGTTCTTGCCACTGGAGAAACACGGTCAATCGGGGACTTGCTCGATACGGCTTTCGGTTATATCGGTATTGACAACTGGTCCAATCTTGTAGTACACAACACCCCTGCCGATATCAGACCTAATGATGTGACACGCCTATGCGGAAACCCGGCAAAGGCCCTGACCGTACTTGGTTGGAAGCCGGAAGTTTCTTTCAATGAAATGATCGGAAGGATGATTGACCATGACATCGAGGTATCTTCTCGACATTGAAACTGACGATCTTAATGCTACAAAGATTTACTGCATCATCCTGAGAAAGATAAACGGTCTTCCTTCAAACAAGAAATTATCTTTTGAGGAATATGAAACATATACATACGCAGGAGGTCTTGGTTATCCGTCTCTGAATGAGTTCAGAAAAAAGTTCATCAACAATCATGATGTTATTTTTGTTGGGCACAATCTGATTTCATTTGATATTCCTGTCATCAATAGGCTTCTCCGCATGGATATCAAGTTGAATCAAATTGAAGATACTCTGCTTCTGTCTCAGCTTGAAGACCCTCGTAAGAGTGGGGGACACTCGCTGAAAAACTGGGGGCATATCCTCAATTTTCCAAAGATTGAGTTTACTGATTTCAAGTCCGGGCTTTCTCAGGAGATGATCACCTATTGTATGCAGGATGTCGATCTCAATGGAAAAGTATGGATGGCCCTTGTTAATAAGGACATTCCACGTAACGTCATCGAAACCGAGAAGAAAGTCCGATACATAATTCATAAGCAGGAGGAACATGGTTTCTGTCTTGATATGCCAAAGGTCATGGAGTTCTCCTCTTTTCTTGCCGATAATATTTCTCGAATCGAACAGGAGCTACAGGAAATCTTTGAACCTACAACAATTCACCTGAAGACTAAAACAAAGATTATCCCTTTTAATCCCGGATCCCGACAGCAGATTGCAGATCGACTGATCAAACAATTTGGATGGAAACCAGATAAGTTTACAGAAACAGGGAAACCTATGGTTGATGAGAAAATTCTTCAGGACATCAACACCTATGAATCCTTGAAGCTTGTTGATTACCTGACTCTTCAAAAGAGGCATGCCCAAGTCCAGTCATGGATTAATGCTGCTGATGAGTCCAATCTTGTACATGGCCGTGTACATACACTCGGCACAGTTACCGGAAGAATGACCCATTCAAATCCAAACATGGCTCAGGTTCCAAGTACACGGGCACCATACGGATACCAATGCCGTGAGGTCTGGATCCCCAAAGAAAAAGACCATGTTCTTCTGGGGTGTGACGCAAAGTCTCTGGAGCTTCGTTGTCTTGCCCATTACATGGATGATGAAGATTTTTCAAAAGAGGTAATCGAAGGCGATATTCATACCTTTAACCAGAAGAAGGCCGGACTGGAGACACGGGATCAGGCAAAGACATTCATCTACGCTCTGATCTATGGTGCCGGTCCTGCGAAGATCGGGGCTATCGTCGGAGGATCAGCGAATGATGGAAAAAAGTTGATTGATAACTTCATGTCATCCCTTCCGAAACTCCAGCGGCTGAAGCAGCGGGTTGACATGACCGTCCAGAAGCAGTACATTCCGGGCTTGGACGGCCGCAGGGTTCCGGTGGAACACCAGCACACAGGACTTAACTACCTTCTTCAGGGAGCCGGGGCTATCATCTGCAAGCACTGGCTAATCCAGATGTATCAGATTGCATCTGAACAGGAACTCAGAGCAACACCCATTGCAAATATCCATGATGAAATGCAATGGGAAGTTCATGAGAATGACGTGGATAAACTAACAGGAGCAGCCCATGAAGCTATAAAGAATGTCAGAGAAATTCTTAAGTTTCGTTGCGATCTTGGATGCGATGTCAAGACAGGAAAAAATTGGGCTGAAACCCATTGACACCAAGATCACCTATGCCTATATCAGGCTTCCTACCTACACACACAGATACACATAAAGGAATATACACAAATGGCTAAGACTCCCGCAGCTGATACCACCAATAAGTCAGAGCGTTTCATTCTTTCAGGCAAGATGTTTTACGGTCATCTTCACCCTGAGTTTCCGGATACCGCCTATACTCCCCGTTGGGGTATGGCCCTGTCACTCGACAGTGACATGCAGGATGTTGCCTCATCCAATGGCATGACCATCAAGGATGCAACCGGCATCATGAGCAACCCCTACGTCAGCCTTCATAAGAATGTGAAGAAGTCTGATGGTGCCTCGAATGAGCCCCCGCTTGTTCTGGATGCCAAGAAGAACGCCGTACCGTTGGATGTTCTGAATCGACTTGGCTGGGGTTCAGACGTAAAGGTTCTGGTTGCAAAGTTCTGGATGTCCAAGTGGAAGAAGTGGGGCTATACCCTCGAAAAGGTACAGATCATCAACCTTGTGGAATACACTGGTGATGATGGTTTCAGTGAAGAAGAAGGCTTTGTTTCATCAGGTGATTCAAATCCTGATGATGATCTGCCTTTCTAATAATCAGGTAGACCGATGACGCTTTCCAATATCGTTGAAGATATTCGGGCAACCATTGAAAATGGTGAGTCTTCTCCTTCTGCAAAAGACTTGGGTATCTTCCTTGAAGAAGTAAGGAATGCCGTCATCGGTCTATTTGACAGGAGGGATTCAAGAGATACTGAAGAGAATAATATCCTCCGCTTCTCTTCATTGGGGAAGAAAGATAGACAGCTGTGGTACAAGGCACACACTCAAAGTGATGCCTCATATTACCCCCTTCCATATGACACAGCACTGAAGTTTACCTATGGAAATATTCTTGAATCCCTCCTCCTTCTTCTTGTAAAGACAGCAGGTTATGATGTCTCTGATTCCCAGAAGGAATATGAACTTGATGGGGTTCGTGGGCATATCGATTGCAAGATCGATGGCTATGTTGTTGATTGCAAAAGTGCATCAGGCTACTCCTTCGGTAAGTTCAAAAAGGGTGATCTTATGGATGACCCCTTTGGATACATGCACCAGCTTGGTGCCTACATTCAAGCTGACGGCATGAAGAATGAGGGAGGCTTCCTTGTTATCAACAAGGAATCAGGTGAAATCTGTTATATGCCTGTGCATGATTTAGAGTTACCCAATGCCAGAGAACGAATCAAGGAAGTCAAAGACATCATCTCAAAAGAAACTCCGCCCGAAAGATGCTACAAACCAGCTAAAGCTAGGGATGGTAGAGAGTATCTCAAGACAGGGTGCGTCTACTGCGACTTCAAAGACAAGTGCTGGGAAGACTCGAACCAAGGAATCGGCCTCGTCTACGAAACAGGATCGGACGGTAAGACACGATACTACACCAACACCATGGGTGATCCATTCTAAGGATCAAGGTGAGCCTGATCCCAAGTGGTTCTTTGGCTTTTTATATCTTGTCTATAACAAAAAGAACGGCAAGAAATATATAGGCAAGAAGCAGTACAAACGATATCTGAAAAACAAACCAGTTGGATTCACCGATTGGAAAACATACAAAGGTTCTTCCAAGTACCTCAATCAGGATATCAAGAAGTACGGGGTTAATAATTTTATTTTCATCATGATTCGACAGTTCGAGACTCGTGGTGGACTTACCTACTATGAAGCCAATGCTCAACACAAGCTTGACGCCTTGACTTCAAGGCTGGACGGCGTGGAAGACAGAGAGTATTACAACGCCAATATCATGGGGATTAAGTTTATCCCCAAAGAAGTTGTTCCTGAATTCAACCAATTACTAGAGGAAATAATCAATGACTATTGCAAACACTAAGACTGTTGAAGATCATCTGACCAATGTTGGCCATATCTCAGCACGGGAAGCCATGCTGGATTACGGCATCGTTTCTCTCCGAGATGTTATCTATCGCCTTCGACAGAAGGGATACCATATTATCTCAGAGGAGCGTCAGAATCCTGTGACAAATAAGAAGTACATTCGTTACTGGCTTTACAGAAATTACAGAAGCTATCTAAAGACAGCCTGATATAGAGATGCTTCTTCTTGATATAGAAGAATCAGATCATGATGATCTGGACTATGTATCATTGAATATGCTCAGGACTTCAGATCAAGACTGGAGTCCTGAGCAAATTCTCTGGCTTGCCGTTGTAGCGCAGGCCCTCCTTGATGCTACCAAGGAACCACGGGATACAGACTCAGAAGCAATCATAGAACACCGTAGAGCAGCAACCAGATGGCTTACTGTTGTTTCAGCATGTGTTACCGCAGAAGACATGGAAGAAGTATGCGAGCTTGCTGGAATATCTTCAGAGAGAATTAGAAAGCTGGCCACCAATATACTGGTTGATGGTCTCCCTTTTGAAAGATTCAGAATCAATGCGCTGCTCGACAGCACAACAAAGGAGAATTAATTATGGTAGATGTATGGGTTACTCTTATCGTATTCGCTTTTATGCGGGGACCCGGAGTTCATACTACGCCTCTTTATATGGGCGATGATCCTGCACGGTGTGAGCAGGTGGCTGAGGATTTCAATAATATTTATGTTGACTTCCCCTATAAGAAGGCCCTATGTCTGAAGGTCGGCACAGTATATGATCCCGTTGAAGACGCCCTTCCATATCAGGAAAATGCTTAAGATGAGTGATGATGACAAGGTTAATCACCCAAGCCACTATAAATCAGGTGGTCTGGAAGTCATTGATATTATCGAAGCCAAGCTATCCCCGGATCAGTTAAAGGGATATTATCTTGGTAATATCATGAAGTATGTATTTAGACATGAATACAAGGATGGTATCACAGACCTCAAGAAGGCCCGCTGGTATCTTGATCGGCTTATTCAGAATGTCGAACAAACCTGATACCAGAAAGATAACATGGAAAGATGCCAGAGGGGGTCAATCTAACTGGTGTCTCTACGATCCAGAAGACTACACACCTGCAATCGTTACAACTATTGGACAGGTGTTCAAGGAAACAGAAGAGTATATAGTTCTTCTTTCTTCTTTTTATGAAGACGGGCCTAATCAAATCATGCACCATAATGGTGTCCTGATTCTTAAATGTAACATCATAGCTGATAAAAAACTTAAAGGATAAAGACTAATGGATATTGATGAATATCAGATCAATGCCTCAAAAACAGCGATCTATCCAGAAGATTCAAAGGTAATCTATCCTGCCCTTGGATTGGCAGGAGAAGCCGGAGAGGTATCAAACAAGATCAAGAAGACACTCCGGGGTGACATCTCTATCGAGGATATCCGCCACGATCTTATCCACGAGATCGGGGATGTCCTCTGGTATATCTCAGCGCTTTGCTCTGATCTTAATATCCGCATGTCATCCGTGGCTCAAATGAATCTTGACAAACTGAACAACCGCCTTCAGAATGACATGCTTGGCGGAAGCAGCATGAGGGAAAAAGCCAAGGAACAGGAAGACACGGTTGCCTACCTAAAGAAGAGAGTCATAGAGCTTGAGACACGCATTCGTAACTCTTTGCGTCATCCTTAATTTGATATAGAATCAAGGCTTATCCGAAAATGATTGATCGAAACATTCCAGATTACGTCTCCTCATTCAGAGACAGCGTGAGACTTGCTAACCGAATCCGAAACTACTGGTTGGAGAAAGGGAAGGAAGTCCATGTTTATGTTGAGAAATTTATGGTAGGAACATCTGGGCCATTCTATCAGATCAGATCAGATATTAACCTCAAAGGATTTCAAAATGACGATCTCTAACCAACTCCCAACCCTATATCAGCAGTATATCCATCTATCCAGATATTCCCGCTGGAGTAAGGAGGAGGAGAGAAGAGAGATATTCTCTGAAACAGTTGATCGTTATTTTTCTTTCTTTGAGGACCAACTAGGTTCTGATCTTCTAACCCCAGAACTAAGAGAGTATCTGGAAAACAAGGTCCTCTCGCTGGAGGTAATGCCTTCCATGCGCTGCCTGATGACAGCCGGGCCTGCTCTGAAACGGGAGAACATTGCCGGGTATAATTGTTCCTACCTCCCCGTCGATCACCCCCGTGCTTTTGATGAAACCCTGTATATTCTCATGAATGGTACCGGGGTCGGGTTTTCTGTGGAAGAAGACTATACCCGAAAGCTCCCTATCGTTTCCGAGAACATGGAACAATCTGACTCTGTCATCATCGTTGATGACTCTAAGGAAGGCTGGGCACGTGGCCTCAGAGAACTCATTGGGGCTCTCTACCAAGGCTCCATTCCCAAGTGGGATCTGAGCGCTGTCAGGCCAGCCGGGTCTCTGCTGAAGGTCTTTGGCGGAAGGGCATCAGGCCCCGCTCCTCTTGATGACCTCTTTAACTTTACCGTTAACATTTTTAAAAATGCAGCAGGAAGACGGCTAGATCCAATTGAGTGTCACGACCTGATGTGCAAGATCGGGGATGTCGTTGTGGTCGGCGGTGTTCGTCGTTCAGCCCTCATCTCACTCTCAGATCTTTCTGACGTCAACATGCGTACGGCCAAGAGCGGGGAATGGTACAAGTATGAGCCTCAGCGGGCACTTGCAAATAACTCTGTATGTTACAAGAAGGTCCCAACTATCGGTGTCTTCATGGAAGAGTGGCTAGCTCTATACAATTCCAAGAGCGGGGAACGTGGCATCTTCAATCGTCTCGCCGCCAAGCAGCATGTGTTAAACAGCGAGCGAAGAAACTCTACTTATGACTTCGGAACCAATCCATGTTCAGAGATCATTCTGCGGCCGAACCAGTTCTGCAATCTGACAGAGATTGTCTGCCGTCATAACGACACTCGTGAAACCCTGATGGACAAGGTCAAGGCCGCAACCATTCTTGGAACCATCCAGTCAACCCTGACAAACTTTAAGTATCTTAGAAAGATCTGGAAGAACAACACGGAGGAAGAAAGACTTCTTGGCGTGTCTCTGACTGGTATTATGGATTGCCCTATTCTTACGCAGAATAATGCTAACCTGAAGGAGCTACTTAGTGACCTCCGTAATCATGCAATTGAAATCAATCGTGAGTATGCCGCTAAACTGGGTATTAACGAAAGCACAGCTATTACTTGTGTTAAGCCTAGCGGCACTGTATCTCAGCTTGTGGATAGTGCTAGCGGTATTCATGCTCGCCATAACCCCTATTATATACGTAATGTTCGTAGTGATATCAAAGATCCTATCACTACTTTCATGGTTGAAAGTGGAATCCCCAACGAAGTAGATAAGAGTAATCCTCAGAATATTGTCTTCTCTTTTCCCGTAAAGACTCCAGAGGACGCTGTCTGCCGGAATGATATGGGTGCCATCGAGCAGCTTGAATTCTGGAAAATCTATGCCACATCATGGTGTGAGCATAAGCCGTCAGTTACAATCTCTGTCAAAGAAGAAGAATGGCTTGACGTCGGAGCATGGTGCTGGAGAAATTTTGATATGCTCTCCGGTATCTCGTTTCTCCCCTATGATGACCACATCTATCAGCAGGCTCCCTACATTGACATCAACAAGGAAGAGTATGAGGAACTACTCATGAAGATGCCCTCACATATTGATTGGACAAAGCTGGCCCTCATTGAGAAAGAGGACAATACAAAAGGTTCACAGGAGCTTGCATGTTCAAGCGGCTTTTGTGAGATTGTATAATGACAGTCAGGAAAGCATTCTCTCGAAACCTGTATAACAAAAGCGATAAAACAGCAAAGGATATTCTGAAGACTTACCTGAGTAGATCAGGTCATTCTCTCCTCAATGATGAAGAGAACTACCATGCCGATATTGAAACACGAAAGAATGGAAAGAGGTATTTCCATGAGGCTGAAATCAAGTATGCATGGAACGGAGAATGGCCTCTCCAGTGGAATGAAATAAGAATCCCTTTTAGAAAACAAAGACTGCTGGATAAATACCAAGATCATAACTTGACCTTCTATGTCATCTCTGGCGATCAAGAACGGTTCTGGAAGATTCCGGCAACTGTCCTCAAGACATGTGAAATTAGAGAGGCCAGTAATAAATATATTGACAAGGGGGAAAAGTTTTTCCATATACCAACCAGTAAGGCCCTTTTGGTCATGATGAACCTAGTAGAAGAGGATTTGTAAATATGAATGACACCGATAGAATTTCTGAACTTGAAAAAGAAATCAAGGATCGAATGGACGAACTCAAGGAACTGACCATGTCAGACAGTGACAAGGCTTATTCTTCCTATCTGGCTTCTCTAAATAATTGTCAGGAACTTTGGATGAAGTATATCGAAGCCCTTAAGAAAGAAGGAGGAGAGATTCAAATGGGCTTTGCCTTTCATCGTATTCCTTTAACCTACCTAGATTGGTAACAACATGGACTACTGGCCCAAGATTTATATTGGACATGATAACAGAGAAGACATTGCATATGAGGTTTGTCAGTCTTCTCTCCTGACTTCTTCGAGTCTTCTCCTTGAAGAAGACATTGTCCCAGTGAAACATCAGACCCTACGAAATGAAGGTCTTTTCAATAGAGCATGGCGTATTGATGAAAAAGGACAATACTGGGATGAGCTTGATGGTAAGCCTTTTTCAACCGAGTTTTCTTTTACCCGGTTTCTTGTTCCTGAGATGGCAAGACGAGATGGAATTAAGAAAGGGCCTGTGATTTTTGTTGACTGCGATTTCCTCTTCTTGGAGGATGTTTATTCAATGGTAATGAACCACTTCGATCCTTCCAAGGCAGTTCAGGTTGTCAAGTTTAACTTTAATACAACATCAACCACCAAGATGGATAACAAGATTCAATCAAGTTATCCCATGAAGCTATGGTCTTCACTCATGATGTTTAACATGGGACATCCGGATAATCTTAAGCTTACTCCAGAAATGGTTAACTCGGCTACCGGATCATTTCTACATGGGTTTGGCTGGATTTCTTCTCCAGATTTAATTGGGGAAATCCCACCACAGTGGAATTATGTAGCCGGGGTTACACAGGGTGATGAGCCTGCTGCCATCCATTATACAGAAGGGGGCCCTTGGTTTCCAGAATACAAGGAATGTCCGTTTGCAAACGAATGGTACCGGGCGCTTATCACCTATTTTTACGATATTACCACATGCCTTGAAACTTGTCACTCTACAACCATGGACTCATAAATGACAACCTCTTATAAAATCGAACTAACATCAGACATCACTGTTCTAACCTCTTTCAAGGTTGATGACTATCATACATATGCCTCAAGATTCCTTGAATCATGGGTAAAGTTCTGGCCAAAGAATATCAGGCTTACGGCATATTATAATGGAGGAAAGCTTCCGAAAGATGTCATCAAGGCAAAGAATATCAATTATGTATCACTGGACAAGAATCAGCAGCTTGTTAGTTTCAAGGAACGAAACGCTCAGTTTAATGGCGGCAATCCTTATAACTATCGCATGGATGCTGTAAAGTTTTCCCATAAGGTTTTCGCCATCTGTGACCATGTAAATAAGATGTCAGTCAAAGATGAGATGGGATGGCTTGTCTGGATTGATGCGGATGTTCTGACGACCAAAAGGATTGAACCATCTTTTCTAAACAAGATTTTTCCAGACACTGCTGACATTGTCCATCTTGGACGTGCCGGAGTTATTGATTATTCCGAGACAGGATTTCTCGGTTTCAATCTGACATATAACAAGGCACACGACTTCCTCAGAGACTGGCGATCCCTATATACAACCAATGAAATCCTTGGACTAAGGGAATGGACTGATGCGTTCTCATTTGAAAGACTTCTTAATATCCACAAGAATCATGGAATTACAGCGCACAATCTATCGCCACATGCGGCCTCTCTGGAAGCCTTTGATTACTCTCCTCTCACAGAGTATTTCATTCATTTCAAGGGTGGTAGAAAGAGCATTCTCAATTCTCCATATGAACCCGGTCCAAACCGTTATCGGGATATTGAGAAGTTCATCCAGCACTATAACAGAACAAAGCTTCTCGAAGTCGGAACATGGAATGGAAAGAGGGCACTCCGTCTCATTACGGCTGCGCTTCAGAATTCTGATTCTGTCCATTATGTTGGACTGGACCTATTTGAAGACGGCAATGAAGAACTGGATAAGATCGAGGGTAATGTAAAGCAAAGAACATATCTACATAATGTGAAGGCTCTGCTTAACACATTCTCCAAGGATGCCCTTCTTGAGGGTAAGAAGGTATCCTTTGAGTTAATCAAGGGTAATTCACGGGAGACTCTCCCGGAAATCCTATCTCGATACACCCCTGACTTTGCCTACATTGACGGCGGTCATTCTATTGAAACCATCAGGTCAGACTACGAGAATCTGAAAAATGTTCCTGTGATTGTCTTTGATGATTACTACAAGAAGGATGGGGACGGGAGCCTCAGCTTTGACACGGAACTTTATGGGTGCAACCAGATCGTAGACAAGGAACTACCGGAGGATTATCATAAGG